AAAAGAAGTTTAGCAGAAGATATTGCAGCGTCATCAATTGAAGCAAACAAATATAGGTTATAAATTATGTGGTCATGTCATTTATTTTTAGGGTGTCATTTTGGAGTGGAGTGGTACGAAGATGATAAAACCCTTCCTAATTCATCTGTAGTAAAATATAAATATTTTATAATTGATTTAGGATGTTTACGCATACAGAAATGTGAGCCTGTTTAATGGCTAAAGATTTTTCTTCACCATTTGATATATATGAATATTTACCTATATTTTCTGATGTAGCAAATACTTCTGGACAGTTTCAATATTCTAATCCAAGTCTGCAAGGATTATTACAAGGGGATAGAAGTTCAACAGCAAATATTTTAACTAACACTAATGTTGGAACTGGTGATTTAGGTGGAATATTGGGAATTGATACTATTCCGACAAGGGATAAAAAAAATAAACTTTTTGGTCGTGGTTTTGATATAAAGCCAACATACGGATTATCGTATCAAGATATTGAGAATTTATCTGGCAGTGCATTATATAACAAAGAAGGTAGAGAGTTTAATGCCAATATTGAAGATATTTATGCAAAATATTTTAAAGATAATAATAATCAATCTTCATTAGATATTGATTATAAAACCAATAAAGGTGGTGCAGGCTTTTCAAGAAACTCTAATGTGGGAGATAGCTTTAGAGGAAATATAAGACCATTTTCTGATACAGAATTTTCATTCAAAAAAGGTGATGATAGTCAAGAAGTTTCTGGAGAATGGCGACCAGCTCAAAATATGTATGTAGGTGGTGAAGCAGTAAATACTGATGATGGTAATTATAGAAGATTGAGTGGTAAATATCCTGTAGATGATAGACACACTGTATCTGGTGATATAAGAAGTGGTCCTTATGGAACTGGTTATGATGTAAGAGCAGATAAACGACTACTTCCTGATGGTCTTTTGAGTGCGTCTTTTGGTAAAGATGCTTATGGTGGAAAGGATGTGGGTATAAATTATCTTAAATCAATAGACCCTAATAGTAATTTGATTGCAGATTTTACCACTAATTTGGATGGAAACACTAAAGCACAACTAATATACGAATATTATTTTGGGAAGAAGCCAAGCCTGTTTAGATAGAGATTTTTAAATTAACATAGGGTAACGACCTCATTAAGAGAGTTACATATTATGAAAAAAGAAGTATCAACAGGCTATAAAGCCAGAAAACCACAAAAAGAAATACACGAACTTGTTAAAGAGAATAGGTTTGTAGTTGTAGTTGCACATAGGCGTATGGGTAAAACTGTATGTGCTATCAATCAACTAATACATAGTGCATTACAATGTGATAAGCCTAACCCTAGATTTGCTTATATAGCACCAACATATAACCAATCTAAAAGAATAGCATGGGATTACCTATTAGAATACACCAGACCATTAGGTGGTAAGGCTAATATAGCTGAACTTCGTGTAGACTTTATGGGTCGTAGAGTATCTCTATATGGTGCAGATAATCCTGATAGTCTGCGTGGAATTTATTTAGATGGATGTGTTTTAGATGAAGTAGGAAATATAAACCCTACATTATTTACAGAAATTATTAGACCTGCTCTAGCAGATAGAATTGGATATTGTGTTTCTATGGGTACGCCCAGAGGACAGAACCACTTTAAAGATTTAAGAGATAGAGGTTATAGAAAAGAAGGTTGGGAGTTATTAGAATTTAAAGCATCAGATACAAATATACTTGATGAGAGTGAATTACTCGCTGCTAAAGCAGAAATGGGTGATGATAAATACCAACAAGAATTTCAATGTAGCTTTAATGCTCCAGTAGAGGGAGCTTATTACTCATCTATTATTAATGATTTAGATGAAAGAAAACAGATTATAGATATTCCTAAAGATGAATTAGCTAGAACATACACAGGATGGGATTTAGGAATTTCAGATAGTACCAGTATATGGGTAGCACAGCTAGTAAACAAAGAAATAAGACTTATAGATTTTACAGAAAATCATGGTGTAGGTCTTGATTACTATGTTAATTGGCTACGAGAACATGACTATATGTACGCAACACACATTTTACCTCATGATGTTGCTGTAAGAGAATTAGGCACAGGAAAATCAAGAAAGGAAATATTAGAGGAAGCTGGGTTAAATATTACCATTGCTAGTAAACTAACCATAATGGATGGTATAGCTTCAGCTCGTAAGATATTACCTCGTTGCTGGTTCGATAAAGATAAAACAAAACAGGGATTAGATGCTTTGCGTAACTATCGTAGGGTGTTTGATGAAAAAAGAAATGTATTCCATGACAGACCATTTCACGATTGGGCATCTCACGCAAGTGATGCTTTTCGTTATTTAGCAGTAGGATTAGATGAGTCGCCTATGGAAGCATGGAGTAAACCACTAGAGATCAACACCAAATGGATAGTATAAATGGCATATAACAAAAAAAATATGAAGGTAAATTCTGATGATAGTAGGGATTTGGTTAATGTAATCGGTTCTTATATTGATGACTCATTAGGTTTTATTCAAACTGAAACAAGTTTGCAAAGACAAGTAGCTCTTGAATATTATTTAAGAGAACCTTATGGTAATGAAGTAGAAGGTCGTTCACAAATTGTAACTGGAGAAGTCGCAGAAGTAGTGGATGGTGCATTACCTCAAGTAATTAAAGTATTTACTTCATCATCAAAATCAGTAGAGTTTGAACCAGTTAATGAAGGTGATGGTGCTTTAGCAGAACAAATTACAGCGTATGTAAATCATATTTTCTATAAAGATAATAATGGTTTTGAAATAATGCACGATTGGTTTAAAGATGGTTTACTACAAAAAGTTGGTGTAGTAAAAGCATATTGGGATGATAAGAAAGATGTTACTAAAGAGAAGTATGAACACCTAACAGAAGATGAACTTGCAATGATAATGCAAGACGAAGAAGTTGAAGTAGTAGAACAAGAAGAAGTAGAAGAAGTTATAGAGCAAGAACCACAACCAATGATAGATCCACAAACAGGACAACCTGTTATGGATGAAATGGGTATGCCTATGATGATGGAAGTACCACCCATTGTTAATGTTTATTATAATATTAAATGTAAGCGTACTAAAGATTTCTCTAAAGTAAAAGTAGAAAATGTTGCACCAGAAGAATTTTTAATAGATAAAAGAGCAACAACAATTGAGGATGCTTCGTTTGTAGCACAAAGAAGTTTAGTTACTCGTAGTGATTTAATTGCTATGGGTTATGATAAAGATGTAGTGGAAACATTATCTACTGGAGATACATTAGACTTTACTCCAGAAAGGGTTGCAAGGTTTGGTTCTGCTGGAATAGCATTTAATACTAATAATTCTGAAGATGAGTCTATGGAATTGGTTGAGTATTATGAATGTTATGTTAGAACAGATTTGGATGAGGATGGTATAGCCGAGTTACACAGAGTTTGTTATGCAGACAATAAAATATTAATGCAAGAGGAATGTGATTATATTCCATTCCATAGTGTTTGCCCAATCCCTATCCCTCATAAATTCTTTGGTCAATCATTAGCTGATAGAGCTACTGATCTACAATTAATTAAATCTACAGTTACTAGACAAATGCTAGACAATTTATATCTTACTAATAACTATCGTGTAGGTGCAGTTGAAGGACAAGTTAATCTTGATGATTTATTAACATCTACAGCAGGTGGTGTAGTTAGAATTAAGAACCCTAATGCTTTAGTACCATTAACAGTTCAATCTAGTGCTGGACAATCATTCCCTATGTTGGAATATTTAGACTCTGTTCAAGCTAAAAGAACAGGTGTGAGTGATGCACAACAAGGATTAAATCCTGACATACTTTCTAATGTAACTGCTACAGCAGTATCTGCAATGACATCTGCTTCACAAGGTAAATTAGAATTAATATCTCGTATTTTTGCTGATACAGGAGTTACAAGTTTATTTAAAGGCATATTACAACTTATTTGTAAGTATCAAAACAAAGAAAGGATTATTAAAGTTAATAATAGTTTTGTACCTATGAACCCAAGAGAATGGTCTACTGAATACAATGTAACTGTTAATGTTGGATTAGGTACTGGTGGTAAGCAAGAACAATTAGCTACTATGCAAATGATTTTACAAAAACAAGAAGAAGTGATTAAAGGATATGGTTTAAACAATCCTTTAGTAAATCTAAAACAATATAGAGATACCCTAGCAAAATTTATAAACATGGCAGGCTTTAAAGACGACTCTGCTTTCCTTATGGAAGTGTCAGAAGAACAAGCAATGGCTATGGCTAAACAGGCAGCAGAAGCTCCACCACAAGAGGACTCTAATACTAAAGCAGCAGCTATACTTGCACAAGTAGAAAAAGAGAAAGCTGAAATGCAAATGCAATCTAAAATGGCTCAATTAGAATTAGAGAAGCAAGAGTTAGAATTAAAAGTACAAAAAGAAATGCTTGAATTGCAACAAAAACAAATACAGTTTGAAAAAGAAATGGCTCTGAAAGAAATGGAGCTTGCACAAAAAGCACAAAATGATAATGATAAAAATGACATTTCTCAATCTAAAGAACTTGTAAACGCATTAGATAAAATAAATAACATTGCAGGAATGTAATGGCAAAGATACAAAAGAACTCAAGTGTTAATTTTAGTTTAAGTTTTCTTATTCAGTTAATAGGAGCTATTGTTTTAGGTGTATGGGCATACTCACAATTAGATAGCAGAATTAGTGCAGTAGAGAATACAAGCACAACTTCATCACAGGATATTGCAAGGATTGAAGAAGATATGAGTGAAAATCAGGATAAACCTATTTCATCAGACCATATTCAAAATACTAAACTTTTCTTTCTTGAAAATACAGTCAAAGTATTAAGAGATAAAACACAACAATTAGAGCATTTAATCTATGAACATAATTTAAGACATTCAGAAAAATAATATATGGATAAAAAATTAGAAATTAAAAGTATTTTAATTAACCAAGCATTTCTTGATGAGATAAAAGATATGGTTCAAGAATGTTTTGATGAAATAGAAAATTCTAATCCAGAAGATGTAGCTATAAGAGAAAGAGCTTATCAAAGGATTAAGGCAGTAAACAGCATGATGACTAGACTTCAATCTGTCGCAGATAGCGATAAGATTAAGGATAAATCATGGAAGATATTATAAGCATTTAGCTTATATGGGAAGCTCTACCTAAAGAGCAATTAAGGAAATACAATGAGTGAAGAAACCATGACTTCCGATGATACGGAAAGTGGGTCAGACCTAACAATATCAGAAGCAACAACTGCATTTGAAGGTATGTTATCCACACCAGAGGACTCGAAAGAGCAACCAACTGAAAAGGAAGAAGATACACAAGAAGCAGAGGTAGAGGAAATTGAAGAAGAATTAGAAGCTGAAGAAACTGAAGAAGTTGAAGAAGCTGAAGATGATACTGAAGATGACTCCGAGAGTGAAGAAGAAGTAGAAGAAGTTGAGGAAGAACAAACTTTCACAGTGAAAGCTGCTGGTGAAGAAAAAGAAGTTACCCTTGATGAACTTGTTACCTCTTATCAGCTTGGCTCTGATTATACAAAAAAGACTCAAGAAGTTGCTGAACAGCGTAAGGTTATTAACCAAGAAGCTAAAGCAATTATTGAGGCTAGAAAAGTTAGAGATGACTACTCTCAAAAACTTAAATCAGTAGAAGAATTTTTGGTTGGCAGTAACGCAACTAAAGAAGATTTAACTGAATTAAAAGAGAACGACCCAATAGGATATGCAGTTAAGGTCGCAGAAATGACCGAAAAAAAAGACCAACTACAATTAGTGCAAGCTGAACAACAACGAATTGCTCAACAGCAAAACTCGGATAGATCAGCACAAATGCAACAATATGTACAGGCCGAAGCACAAAAACTAACACAATCCTTGCCAGAGTTTTCAGACAAAACCAAAGGCGAAAAAATCAGAAATGATATTCGTAGCTATGGTAAAAAGGTA